TATTTATATATATAAATAAAAAATATACCACATTGAAATGAAGAATAATAACATATTATTACTAATACTATTTATCATAGTAATTGGGTTATCATTAGGATTACCATTATTTTATAATATGTTTAAATCCATTAAAATGATAGAAAACTATCAGAATTACGATATAAATAATAGTATGAAAATAAGTTTAGGAGGAGACAATGGTGAAAAATATCCAATTCCTGAAACAGATCTTCTTGTGGAAGATACTTATCCAGCAACCGGAAGAAAAGGTATCTCAAACAATGGCGCTGCTAACATATGGTGGCATTATCCTACTTTTCAATTAGGATCTTATGATCAAATAACAAATAATATTAGATACCCGAATAATCCGGATGAGGGCACTTGTATGCCTGCTAGTATGTGTCAAACATTATACAAAGAAAAACAATTTAAAACGAATTATGTTAAGCCTCTACCGCCCATCAATCCTAATTGTGGAACAAGGGTGGGTTATTTTGATACGAGCATCAATTTGTTACCATTTAGAACAGACATGCCTAATATTTTGTATTAGTTTCGTATTAGCTTCATATTAGCTTCATATTAGTTTTGTAATTTTATTAAACATAATCCTCCGTGATTAATATCGCCATTATATTCTTTTTTTATTTTTGGTTTTTTATTAGGCGCGCGATGTTCATAACCAGTTACCCTTTCTTTTTCAATAATATTCCATACGTTTTCTATTGCTTGAATATTATTTTTAAACCAGCTTTTGTTACGTAATACTAGAACACAACTTAATTTTTCTAATTTCCAATAGTTTGATTTAATATATGTCATATTATGCGGCGGTGATTGATATAGTTCAACCATATCTTCCTCCCATTTTAAGATATCATCCATTTTTACTATATCCAACGGTTTGTAAAGATAAAATGGCTTGGCTTCTAAAATATTATGAAAATAAATAATAACGCCTTTTTTATCCAAAGCTTTTATGTCGCCGCTGCATGTTTCCGATTCTAATTCTTTGAAAAACTGATTAGCGCTTTCATATTCAACAAATTTAGTTTCCAAGAAATCGCATTCGTCTAAATCACAGACTTCCATTTGCAATTGCATTTGAATCCAATATTCCTTTTTTGGTATTCCATTTATTTCGCGATTTACAATATTTTTGATTTCTAACATGCGCCCAAAACGTTCAGAATTTAAATCTACATTAATACCATCCGGAGATGCTCCCAAAAAATGATAATGATCGTGTTTTATGCAACCGAAATCGGCTACTTTTGTATTGTACAAATATTCATACAACATAACGGAAAGAGGCTCGTATTTTTGCCCCCAATGAAACGGAGTATTAATATTAACCATAGTTGGCGCAGTGATAGCATTTGCACTTTTATCATCAACTTCATTACTTTTTTTTAATGGTTGACATTTTTCGTATATAAGTTGATTTATGGTAGATTGACTTTCAAATGCTTTATATGCGTTACTTGCCGTAATTAAATTGTGACGAAATGTATACCATTCATCAGTCCGTTGTGTAGGCTGTGGTTTTTGTTTAATATGCTCAATTTTATCTAAAATAATTTGGTTCTTAGCATTTTTATTGTTTGCATTGTTTGCATTGTTTGCATTGTTTGCATTGTTTGTATTGTTTTCGCTGTTTTCATTGTCTTTGTCACCATCATATTGCAATTGCAGTTCAGATTCAAATAACCCAATATTATTGCTGATAGAACGCTCTGGACAAAACGTGCCAATAAATATTTTAAAAGCCTCTTCTAATAAATCATTCAAATCATCTTCCATCCAATCATTTTGTAGTATTTCTTCTTCAAATTGAATGTAAAATAATTCTTTAATATCTTCTAAAAATTCTTCTTCAAAATCCGGCTCGCTAATTGCAGTCGGATTTTCATTCATATAATCTTCCATTAAATATAGTGCGGATTCAATTAATTCTAATGCATTGGTTTCATCAATAACTGGTATTTCTTCATCCTCAAAAATTAAAGAATCCAATACGTTTTCCAATTCAATTAATTCGTGTAAATATTTTTCTGCATTGGTGACATTGATGTTGTTCATATGTATAATATATAAATATATACGTTAACTATATATTATAATAACTGTAATTATTTATATCAATTTATTTTACTATTACTATCAATTTATTATCCATCTTTTTTTATTAAATTCAACTGTTTTGTAAATAAAAACTTATTTGAGTTGGTAGTGCGTCGTTTAATGTTGCAATTTAAACATGCTATGACAAAATTATCTTTATTATGTCCTTCCTCATTATTTATACGATCAACACTCCATTGTGTTAATTCTCTCACAATTTCATAAAGAACAAGAACTTGACAATTGCAATAATAACATTGCATATTAGTATCTATTAATTTTTTCAATATGCAATCAAGATTAATAAATTCGGTCTCATTGTATTTATTTTTGAGTAAATCTTGATGTTTGTAACTTGATATTTTTCTCTCTATTTCTTGATTCAAAATAGTTTTTTCATGCAACATTTCTTCTTGATTTGTTTTATCGTAAACTTCCTTAATCAATTGCATTTGTTTTTCATAATTTAAAAAAACTGGATTGATATTGTATTTGTTCATAATTTCTCTCTTCTTAACCTCATTTTTTACACGGTTTGCACGCTTTATTAAATATCTATTGTTAGTTCCGGTAATTGATATACTTCTTTTTGATTCATTTGATTCGTTTGATTGATTCATCTCTATTCAATTATTGTTATACTATATAATTCTATATTTTATATAAATTACAATTGAAATTGATATAAAAGTAAATATAATATAATATATTTTCACGAAAAAGGGTTAAACTTATTGTTATATATTACTATATATTAGTATACAACAAATGGACATAGAAGATAATACCGAAAATAAAAGTGAAAATAAATCTGAAACTAAAAAAAAGGAACTAGAACAAGAACAGGACCAAGAAGCTTTGAAACCTCAAGAAGAGTGCATTGAATTAAAAAACATTAAATACAAAACAATGTTAATTAATGGTGTTACGCTCAACGAGTCTAAATCATCTCAAAGTTTACACAACCTGGACAAATTTTTGGAAAATGAAAAAAATAGTAGTGAAAATGAACCATGGTGTAAACTCAATAAAACTATTAAAATTAAAAAGATAACCGAATATGTTACCGACCTTTATAAAGAACAACATGAATTAGATGAGCTGGAATGCGAAAATCTTATCAAGTTTTTAAAAGATTGTTTGGATAGAAAAAAACTACAGCGTATCAAAGATGTAATATATGACAAAGAAAACGGTACAATAAAAGAGATTCCTGCTCTAACTTACGTAAGAACAACAAAACATTTTACATTAAAAAATATAGAAAAAAGAATATCAACATTGAAATCGTTGCCACAAAATAAATCAAACAAGAATTATGCTAATCATAAAACCATCAAAAATAAAAATGACGATGACCATCACGATAATGATGCAGATGCAGATGCAGACACAGACGCATAACACGCGGATTATTCATCCTCTTTTCGTTCCCAAAAATAACTCATTATATCTTCTTTAAATTCATCTGAAAATTCTTTAGTTGGTATAATAATACCATTGTTATCGTAAGTAATATCTTTAACTGGAGAATATTGATGTTTTGCTAAAACAGTTGTTCTTTCAACATAATTTCTATTTTTCTTTTTGCCGTGATAATAGTGCCTTATCACTCCAGGAACATACCCTAAACGTAGAGTTTTTGCCTTTTCTTGAAATTCTAACATGCTATTATTATATTCATCACTATATTTGCTATTTGTGTAATTTTTACTTTTATTAATAAATGCAAATGCCATTATATTATCGCCTGAACCTAATACTCCTACATCATACAATTTACCAATTTTTTCATATGCTTTACGTGTAATAGCCCACGCGAATCCTGGATGCCAATAATCCAATCCTTTGCTAGTGTATTTTTTATTTTTTGCATAACTATATCCAAAACTATTAAAAATATTTAGAGTTGTTTCGTCTTTATCCATATCTACTGCGTGACTGAAAATTTGAACTACATCTTTATATCCATTCAAAATTTTAAGGGTATCTGATGCCCATGTATTGCTTTCAAATTCAACGTCAGCATCTACCCATGCAAAAGCCTTGTAGTTTTTTGGCAACAATTTTTTTACTGCAACGTTAATCATATTTTCTTTGTGCCAAAGTGGTGTTTGTGTTCTGATTTGAAGATGTTTTGGATCACTTGATTTTGTAACAATAAATTTTTGATCCCCATAGGCCATTTCAACAATATATAATTCTACATTATCGTCCTCATTCATTCTATTTATAAATTGATTAAATAGTTGATATCTTCTAGCATAAAGACATGGGTTAGAAATAACTACTATAACATTTAATTTTTTTTCAATTGGATTATTATTATTTAATGCTAATTTAAGTTCATTAATTTTAAAGTTAATATCGTCAATTTCTATTCCATTAATAACTGTCATTCCTATACTAATATTATATATTATATAAAATAAATATTAGTATACAACGAAAACTACTATTTCTATATTTTACTAAAATATAAATTTGTAAGTTATAATTATTAATTTTTAGTATTTGTAAATATCATATAAATACTAAAAATCAATATACATTTAATGAATCAACAGTTGATAGAATGGAAATGGAGCAAAGGATTAAATTATGATAGGTCAAAAAGAGTAATTAAAGAATCCATGGATGAGAATTTTAATAAAATTATAGAAGAAACTGCATATACTTCATCATTAAATCACGATGAAAACACATGGGAAATAATGAATAACAGTTTGTTTGATACCGGGTTTGTCCAAAATAGTAAACGAGAAGATACTGATAAAAAATTATCAGAGAGACAAATGATGTGTCAAGTAAATATGAATCCTTATCTAACAAATAATAGTTATGTTCAGGATTTATCAGTTCATGACCAGTATATGAAACCAGTTTCAACGAATTATAAGGAAAATATGGAGACCACAGAAAATGGTATAAATTAGAGAAAAAAGGAAAAAGGAAAAAGGAAAAAGGAAAAAATAACTAATATGTATAATAATATTTTTGTTGTAAAAGACTTAAACATGTTTGATTAAAATTAATTAATAAGCTATAATTGTTATGAATTCAAATGCTTTAACAACATATACAACCCAAAATGATTTATTATTGAACAATTTAATGGAATTTTATAAAAAGGAAGAATATTTGGATAAAATGCTAAAAATTATTACAGGAGATTCAAAAATTTCACTGAGAATAGTAGACTGGTTCGCTACAAATTATGCTAAGAAATATTATACATTATATACTACAGAAGATGATTATGGAAACCTAAAACGTTTTAAGGTATATTTTGATTATAAATTGAAATTAAAAGCATATAGCAAACGACGTTTTGATCCTTTTTGTAGATGGGAACGTATTAGTATTCCATATAAAGGAGATAAATACATTGAAACAACCATTGGGCAACTCAACTTTTTTAAATGGGCTATTGAAAACAAAGTTATTGGTTATATTGAAGAAAATTATGAAACTATTGAAAAAGATATGAATACGCGCAATAGTACATCTAAACGAAAAGAATTAAAAATAGATAATGCAAAAACAAGAAAGAAGAGAGAAGAATTATCTATTTCAGCTACGAAAAGTATTAAAAAGGAGGAAGTTGAAATTGTTGTGCAATTTCATTAAAACGGTGTAATTACGATGTAACTACGATGTAACTAGGGTCTAACTATTACGAAATAAACAACCATGATATATATAATTTATCTAGATGGTTTCGTGTTTTTACCATATCTCCATTGTATGCATTGTAAATTTCTTTAACATGATAAAATCTTGCAAAAAAACCGAAAAACATGATTGGAATCAAGAATGCTAGTAATATTTTATTTGTTTCTTTTGATAAAAATTTTCTAAAAAATATATAATGCGCCATATTACAAAATAGTGCGTAAATAATTGTATGAAACAACACAGAAACTATGATTGATGTAATAATTGGCTGTTGTAACATTTGTGTGAACTTAAGTTTAGGATTTGTTGTGTCTAAATATAATTTTGTAAACATGATAATATATTATCTATAATAATAATATAATATATATTATAAT